CCCGGCGCGGCGGTCTGTTTCTGTGCAAGCCCGCCGGTGATAGTAACCTCATTCGCGTAAGGTTCGATGTACACACCGAAACGTGCGCCGGTGTTCGAGCCGCGCGCGCTTTCAGCGCGAAGGTTAGTAATTGTGGTGCGTTGCGCGTCGTTACAAAGGTAGAAGTCAGCCGCTTCATTCACCGCCGCCGCATCATGGACGCAACCGGTGTAGCTAGAAGACTCGCCAAGCACCCCGGCTAACTGGTTGTCGGAGTATTCAACAACCCACCCATGACCGCCATTTTCCTGCGCTGTACAGGCACTGAAAATGTTCTTGGTAGAGCGGATATACCAACCCGCCCCGTCATGCTGCCACTGTCGATTACGGCTTGCCCCGGCGGTCATTTCAGCACCCATAGCGACACGCGCCGCCGCCAACTGTCCGTTAGCATTTAGCTGAGGTGTAGCGAGGCCGTAAATATCCTGCCAGGGGCGGTAACGCTTATTGTACCAAGAAGTAGACGCAACGAATTTGGTCTGCGAGGTGTAAATCTCAATGCCCGCCGCGCCGCGCTTACCTAAGTTAGCGCTAGAAACGTCTGCACAGATAAACTTGTTATCCGCCGCGCCGCCCGTGCCTTCCGGGTGGTTCTTAGGTTTACCCACAACGATACCCGGGCCTAGAGTACGACGAATGCGAAGGTTGTACACCTTCATGCCTTGGTCATCCAAACCGAGAAGCGCTACACCTTCATCCATACCCCAAATTTCAACATCTTTGAGAGTGGGTACCGCGTCGGGGTCTGCTGGATTTTCCTGTAGGAAGGTGTTGTACACGATACCGCAAACATTGGGGATAGGGTCATGGTGTTGCCCATCCGCCGCGCGGGAAGTAATAAACAGATTCTCAACACCGAAACGGAATAACTTCGAGTCTGTCTTCTTGACGTTATAGGTACCGGTATGGAACACGCCGGTCTTCTCAGTCACGGCCTTATCGGCGGTTGCGACTATCCAGGTACTAGAACCGTCGCCTACAACAGTCACGTGCGGCTTCAACTCAAGGAACGGGAACGAGACCTTATAGATGCCCGCCGGTAGGTAAACTTTGCCGCCGTTGATGTTCTTAGCGGCTTCGTCAATAGCCGCCTGTATAGCGGCGGTTGAGTCTTCCTTGCCCGTAGGGTCTGCGCCGGGGATACCCGTTCCTACCGCTTCATCCGCCGCCGTTTCCGGTACCGGTGAAGGTGTAACAGCAGGGGGTGTAACCACCGGCGGGGTAGGCGGTGCAGGTGCAGGGATAGGCGTAATAGCCTTATGGTCGCCGCCAGCTACAAGAGTCGCAAGCGCAAACGTACCTGTCGTTACCTTAGCGCGCTGTGCATTGTAGAAATACGGCAGGTCATCCAGCGAGACCGTCGCATCCACGCCGGGCTTCACAGTCGCTTCGTACACCTGCCCATCTAGACGCAAAATCCCGTCGTGGTCGTACAAGTACGGGATTAGGGCGTACTTGACCGGGCCGCTCTCCGAGCCGTTAAGAACGAGGTCATCAAAAACGCCGCGCGTAATGAGCTTCGATACGTCTTCCACCTTCGCCCCCGCCGGGGTGGTGACTGCCACCGCGCGAACGTTTCCCGTTAGGTCGCCCCAACGTAGCGAACTTTTTACTGTTAGAGCCATAAATGCGTCTCCTATGCGTCGGTTGTATAGAGTTTGTTAGCAGTCCACATAACCGCTGGTACGTTCAATTGCCCGCCCTGTGTCATCTCTACTGTTCCACCAAACGGATTGATAAGCGAGAGAGTACCATCAAAGAACGATACGCGGGCTACGAGTTGGCGAATGGAAGCACCAGAAAGGTAGACGCATGGAAACATGGACTCTGCGTACTGTACAGTACGCAATTCCGGTGGAATGAAGGTGCCTAGCACGCTCCAAGACCCGCCAACGTTATAACTGAATGCAGAACGTATATAGTTGAACGAGCATTCAGCTTTGAAGCCCTCAGGTGTAGGTGTTACGTTGATGCCGTACTGGTTCGGGGATTGAGTCGAAATATCCCAGCCGCCCATAGACAGGGGTTTGACCGTTTTAGTTCCGAGAACGTGAGACCACGCCGCGCCTTGATTTGCTCCGTTCAACGATACGCGGTAAAGCGCGCGGTCACGATTGACATACGCCATGCTCCCGAACACCTGCTGGTTAGCAGGTGGGAGGGTAGCGGAATCCTGCATGTCAATCATTGGCGCAATACGTTGAGCATAGCCGCGCTTCGTAGCTTGTGAAAGTACCTGAGAGGGTTGGCGGTCTACTTCAACGAGCACCACATGCTTTTTCCCGCCGGTGTTATCCAAACTATTCTTATGAACAGTAAGCGCAACCGGCGTGGATTCAGCTTTAGTAGGGTCAAACGTCAAAGCCACAATGTAGGTGGTTTTCTGCGTTACCGGGGGTAACGGCAACCGCACCGGCTGGTAGAGGTGGTGGTAAAACCCTGCAACAATAGCATGGGCATACCCATTACCCGCCGGGGGTGATACCACGCATTGGTCTAGCGCATCATCAAAAGTAATGCGGTAATTACCTGTGCCTTCATCCAGCGTACCGTTACCGATACCGAGCGTAACAGATGCCCATTCCTCAGCAGTCAGAGGCGCATTGACTTTCGGGAAGCTGACTTGTGCTTCACCTGCCATATCCCTGTCTCCTAAATAGTTGAGATGTGCGAAATGTCGTTAAACAGCTTGCGCATTCGCACATCACGCAAATTGTCATCAACAGAGCCAAGCGTTAGAGAAACAGAACGGTTTTGGTAGCCGTCCCATTCAACTTTTGCTTGTGTAACGGGTAAGGTGGCCTGCAGACCGGGCGCTAACACGGCGGTAACCGTATCACCGATTTGGAAATTCACACCGAACTTGAGACGTTCAGTTTCTCGAAAATCGAGTTTGAGCGTTTGCTGTGATTCGCCCTTGTCTAGCTCTTCGTTCGCGGCTTTCTCCAAGTCAGCCGCTTCGTCCGTATCCCGCCGGTCTTTGAAGACCTCAATACGCCGCCCCCATGTATTAGGACGGGTGCGAGTTTCGAGGGTACGAGACGCGCCTTCACCCTGCCCACCTACCACAACTGTAGTAGCGGTAGGTGCGCTGTTCGTTAGCTCCCATCCGAGAACTTCGCCGCCCTGTTGAGTGAACACAACGGACTTAGCGCGAACGGTAGGCGGGCGAACAACGATAAGATACCCTTTCGGTTGCGGGTAAGCTTCGATAACCATATTGCCAGCCGCCGCTAGGGTCTGGCATGTTTCGAGCAACGACTTGAGACGTGTCTCAACGGATACTTCACTACCGGCATTGATAAACTTAGTTTCCATACCGAGAGCGCGCCGTTCAGGTAACGACCGCGAACCGGCGTTTAGCTCAATGAGCTTATACAACACAAGCCCCGCCGGGCCTTTATCGCGGTAATGAGATACATCCTGTTCGTTCTCACGTTTAGCGGGGTTAGGGTAAGTAAGCCGGTCTGCGAGAACCTGCAAATCACCTACACCGGTTAGCTCCCAGGTGGGAATGCCTTTATCGTTCTTGCGGTGAATCTTCGTAAGGTCGCCACCAAACTGTACACCGTCATCCCGTGCAGTGATACCCCAGCCGGGCGCTATGCGGTCAAAAAACTGCATAGACGATGGGTCTAAAGTTCCCGTGAACGTGGTAGGCGTATTGAGACGAAACACAGCCGATAGCTTCGTGAACCGAATCTGCCTTGAGACGTTTTTATTAGGGTCGCGTAGCGTCGTTGTCAGCATTACGCCCCCTCATAACCGGATAGGTACAGCGGCGTGTAGGATAACTCAATACGAGATTGAGCTGTCATGCCAGCGCCGGTGACACGAATAGCAGACTCACCGGGCGGTAATGTGAACATCTCTGAGTTATCTCCGAGCCGCGAATAGAGCGAGTCATCCGACGCTTGGATAACGCCGCCGCGAACATAGGATAGCCCATAAGTTCCAGTGTCGATAGTCAGTGTGTCGCCCGGCTGGATTTGCCCCGAAAAACCTAACTGCCTACCGGTCGCATCTTGAATCTTCAAGTCGGTAATAGGCCCGGTCATAGACCATACCGGATAAACCGGGCGGTCTGAGTTGATTTGAATACGCTTACCCGTTGCCACGGCGGAAGCATCCAAGATAACAGGGAAGAACTTATGTGTCTTCACTTGTGCACCGCCGCTAATAAAAGGCTTCGAGTTAGTCTGAGTTTTCCACACAAGCGTCTGCGTACTCCCAGACCAATACGGATTTAGTGCGAGTAACTTCAAACCTATTGTGTACCAAATCTTGCGATATGAAGACCCAAAGTTGCCCTGCAACCCCTCCTTATAAAGGACAGGGATAGTACGAGGTGCGCGGTTCTCCGGTGTAATCTCCAAGATACAGCCACCCAAGCCGGGGTTAGTAATGCGTTGCAGTCGCCCCCAGCGTCGCATAACTTCTTCTTGGTCTTTGCCTTGGATATGCAGGGGCAAATAAATTTCGCGCTCTTTCACGCGTTGCCCCTGCATAACTGAGCCTACACCATTCGGACTATCGGCTAGTTTGTACTCGAACTCTGGCAGGCCGAAGCCCTCCACCCCCT